CAGGAACTTACGCAAAGGCGTATGGCCGTTGTTGCTAGCATTTTTAAGCAGCACGCTACTCTTGATCTCAAGTCTGCTTCAGATTTGATATCGATTGGTCTTTGTGAGTTGTTATTGCCTCCTAACTTGATGCACTTCATAAGGTGCTCAAGAGTCGATTATATTGCATTAGATGGTGATTTGAAACAGAAAAGGCGTTTACACATGATTGCTCCGATGGGCTGCGGGTTCACTTGGGATCTTATGAATCTCATAATCACCTCGTTGCTTAGCGCTGCACTTCGTCTTGACATTGATGAACCGTTGAACCGTTGTTTTTTTGTATACGGTGACGATATCATATGTTATGACGAGGATTATCAAGTCGTTTGTAACGTCCTCGAGCTGGCCGGGTTTATTGTAAATAAAGATAAATCCTTTCACGGGCCAGATCCGTTTCGCGAGTCATGTGGTATAGACGTTTGGCATGGTTTCGATGTAACTCCTGTTTATTTGGAGGAACCTCGTACCGATGCTGAATGCTATATCTGCTGGAATCAACTGTTTAACTGGTGTCGGCGCCTAGGCTTTGAGCCTGAGACTGCTTTCCCATTAACTTTTGATTTTCTCCAGAACTTGCTGAAATTCGAGTGTTTGTACGTACCTCCTTGGTTTAATGTTGACAGTGGTTGGTTCTCTCTTGAGCCAGACAGGTACACATACCTGATCACTGACGACATTAGAAGTAGAGCTTACATCGAGCTTTTATGCTCGCCTACGCTCTCCTTGGACTATGATCACCTTGTATCTCTATATGAGACTGATCTTGGTTTGCCAAGTGTTTTCTGCCTTGTTCCTAACCCTAAAAAACTACCGTTCACAGATATTTCAATGCCAACAGATTTTTTGTTGACTATGTGTATCGGTGGGTATTTAGTTTATGACCAGGAATTTGGCGGTCTTAGCGGGCTATCTTACGTTAGACGTTCACGTCCTACTGCGCCGATGAGGTACAGAAAGACTACACGTCAATTTTCGATTGCCTTTATCCCCAAAGATCGTTCGTTGAGCGATTATCACGATCCCGTCGTCGATTGATGGCGTACGCACCTCATAGTGCGCTTCCTATGCCGGGCCCCGGAGGGGCTTTCGGTTAGTGAAGGCCACGTATTCGTGGCAGGTCTGGCAGATGGTCCCCTCTAAGCTTGCTTAGCAAGGGGACCC